TGATACAGATGCAGAAGATACAAGTGGAGAATCAACTAGCTATCTTACTAGCTTTGATAGTGATGGTTTTACTGTTGCTGGTGGTTATAATAATACAAATAATTCTGGTAGCACCTATGTTGGTTGGGGTTGGAAAAAACAATCTGGAGTATTTGATATAGTTACCTACACAGGAAATGGTAGCAATAGAACTATTTCACATAACTTAAATTCTATACCAACTATGATGATTATAAAAAATTATGAAAGTGGTGGAACTAATTGGTTTGTGTATCATGTAGGAATAGGAGATGCCTCAAAATATGTTAAATTAAATCAAAGTAATACTGAATCCACAAAAGCCTCTTTATTTAACTCAACAGCACCAACATCAAGTGTTTTTAGTTTAGGAACTGATAATGATGGAAATGAAAATAACCAAGATTTTATTTGTTATTTATTTGGCAACAAGCAAGGTGTAAGCCATTGTGGAAGTTTTGTCGGCAACAACTCAAGTGACGGAACATTTGTGCCATTATCTTTTAAACCAAGATGGATTATGATTAAAGGTATAAATATTGCAAGAAACTGGGGTATCAACGACACAAAAAGAAGTCCAATAAATCAAACACAAGATAGTTTATATGCAAATGTTAGTGACGCTGAAACTGGATCAGGTAATTATATAGATTTTACAGCATCAGGTTTTAAATTAAGAGATTCAGCTTTAACAATGAATGGTGCATACAATTACATCTACATGGCTTTCGCTGAAAATCCATTCGTAACGTCAACTGGTGTACCAGCTTGTGCTAGATGATTATGTTCGTATTTACTCACATAACCATCAAGAATAAAACAAGGTTTTAAGCAAGGTAATTATGGCAAATTTATATAAAAACTCAATGTTTGATTTAACAACTACTAATAGTACAGTTGTTTATACCTGTCCTACAGACAGAACAGCTTTAATTAAAACTATACAAGTAACAAATATTCATAGTGGAGCTAATGAGATAGAAGCATTTACAACAGACGCATCAAATTCTGGTGCAGTACATGAAATATCTCATATATCTTTAGCATCAAAAACTACTGAAAATTTAGCTAAAGGTACTATAGTTTTAGAATCAGGAGATACTTTAAAATTAAAAGCACAAACTGCTGACGATATAGCAGGGATAGTATGTGTATTAGAAATATTTGACGAAAAGAGTGCGTAATAATATATTGTTATTAATCATTTTTTAATGTATTTATGGAATTAGTACAAATACCAATTAAAGAACTTGATAAAGTTTGGGGTATGGTAGAAAAAAATATCAAATCTGCTTTAGCTTATTCAGGTCAACTTACCGATTCAGATTTTGTTTACGACCTAGCTAAACAAGGTAAATTTCAAGTTTGGGTTATTTGGGATAAAAACCAAAAAAAAACAAATGATAAATATTTTGGTGTAGTCGTTACTGAAATAATAAAAAGAAAACATGGTAAAGTATGTCATGTCTATATTGTAACTGGAAGGCAAATGTCTAAGTGGCAACATCTCATAAGTAGAGTTGAAGAATTTGCTAAAGACGAAGGTTGCAAAATGATGGAACTAATTGCTAGACCAGGTTGGCAAAAAGTCTATAATAATCATGGTTACAAAAGAACCCATGTTGTTTTAGAAAAACAAATTAAACAAGAGGATAAAATATGAGTTTTGGCGGAGGATCATCAGGCGGTAATACAGCAACAACACAAGGGGTAACACCTTATGCAGCAGCAGAACCTGCTTTAGGACAAATACTTTCAGAAGCTACAAATTTATATGGTCAAGGTGTAGGTGCAACTGGATATGTTCCACCATCACAACAAACTTTAACAGGACTTGCAGGACAAGAAGCATTAGGTACAGCTGCACAACAACAAATGGCTGCAACACTTGGTGGACAATATTTAAATCCTTTCCTTTCACCCTTATTACAAAAAACTGCTGGAGATGTTTATACTAATGTAGCACAACAATTTAGTGGTGCAGGTAGAACACCAGGTTCTCCAATGATGCAAAATCAAGTAGTTTCTCAAGTAGCTCAAGCTGCACTACCTTTAGCATTTCAAGAATATGGTCAAGAAAGAGGTAGACAATTAGGTTTAGCTACTCAAGTACCTAGTTTAACTCAAACAGGATCTCAATTAGAAAACATTCAAAGACAACAACAACTAGCTCCACTACAAGCATTACAACAATATGCAAGTTTAGCTACTCCAATAGCAAGTGGATTTCCAGTAACAACTGCTCAATCTCAAACACAAGCTAATCCATTCTCAACTGCTATGGGTGGTGCTTTATTAGGTGGATCATTCGGTGGAGCTCCAGGTGCTATAGTTGGTGGTATAGGTGGATTATTAGGAGGACTATTATAATGGATAAAATAAATAAAATAATTTACGATTTAAAAACAGACATAGATAATAATACATCTAAGTATATTATTATACTTGGTGTACTATTTGTAATTTCAATAATTTTATAAGGAGAATTTATGGCTGGTGGTAGAGATGCTTCACAATCCGATTTCGGTGGTTCATCAAGTGGTGGTAATAATAATTCTGATGGTGGAGATGCTAGAGAACAATATGGTGCTGTAGGTCAATATTCATCTCCTAGTCCTAGTCCTACTTCAAGTGGTGATGGTGGTGACAGACCAACTATGGCAGATATAGCTGGAGCAATAACATCTACACCTGATATGTCACATTTTGGAGATACAGGAGATATAATACAAGCAGATTTTACACCTTACAATGTAAGACCAGATACCATTACAAGTTTTTTTGATAACTATGCAGCTAATGTTAAATCAAATCCATTAAATCTTGGAGTAATTGGTGGATTAAAAACATTATATCAAACTCAACAAGCTAAAGATTTGTTAGGTTTTGGATCATCTGGATTTCAAGGTGGTGATGGTGATGGTGGTGATGGTGGTGATGGAGAACAAGCATTTATAAATAATGCAATATCTCAATTACCTTATGCTATGACAGGAACAACACCTCAAGATTCTATGGTCAATCAATACTTTAGTAATCTTGGCACATCAGGTTCAGGGTTAAGTTCTGATTTGCAAACTAGCTATAATAATGCTAAAAATAACATCAGTAGTATATTGGGTACAAATCAGCAGTTTGGCTATTCTACAGCTCCCTATGGCTTATTAAGTAGCATAAATATGGCAGACAACCCTTTCAATATACCATACTTACAACAAAGAGGATTAATATAATGATAGATTTTTCAGAAAGATTAAAAAAATTACAAGGTTTATTAAATTCACCAATGAATCAATCTGGTGGACTTTTAGATAAAATACCTCAAGGTGCTTTATTGGGTTCTGCTATTTATGGTCAAGGTATTCAAGGCAAAGATCCTTTTGCATCATTACTTCCTGCTGCTTTACAAACAGCACAATTACAAAAATATATGACTCCTAAAGCTAGTACTACAAAAGCTGTTTATAATTCAAAAACAGGTAAAACTGAATTTGCTACTGAAAGAGAAATTGCAGCTAATCCTAATTTATCCCCAGCACCTACAGGAACAGTAACAAGATTCAATACTGAAACAGGTCAAGTTGAGATATTACCAGCAGGTATGGCAGGACAACAAATTAAAGATCAAACAACAGCAAGATCAATAGGAACTCAATATGGTATATTAGAAGATTTTATTGGAGATATGAAAAATAGACTACCTGAAACTAAAACAGGAGCTGTTGGTATAGGTTATTCTGTTGTAGAAAATCTAGCAGATCAAACCTCACAATTAGCAGAAAGTTTAGGTGTAAAAGATACTTTAAAAATTGAAAATACAGAAGCATTAGATAATTATTTAAAATCAAAAGGATTTACAAAAGCTGCACAAAATTATGCAACAATGAAAGGTTCAGTTACTAATGTAGGTTATGCTTTAGCAAAAATTGCAGAACCTGATAACCCAAGATTATCTGAAGGTGATATTATAAGACAATTAGATAGACTTAATTTTGGTGGTTCAAGAGAAGTATTTGCAGCATCTTTAGATCAAATTTTAAAAGAAGAAGGAATAAGAGCTAAAGCAGAAATGCAATCTTTAGGTGGTGATATGTCTATATTTGATCCACAAAAAAATAATAAAAAAAAAGAAAAAGAACAAGGCGATATACTTGATTTAGGATTTTAAATGCCAAAAAGTATTCAAGATATAAAAAAAGAATATCCTTACTACAAAAATGTGCCTGATTTAGAATTGGCAGATAGAATTTACGATAAATATTATAAAGAAAAAGAAGTTAGTAAGGAAGATTTTTATTTAAATGCTTTTCCAGATTTAGCAGATCAAATTGTAGAAAATCAAGATTTAATTTCTCCAGATGATGAAATGTTTTTACCTGAAGGTGGTAGAGAACTTTTAAATTTTAGACCTACAGTAGGAATGATTGCTGAAAGATCAGGAGTATCTATTGACGATCCTGCAACTGCATCTTCAAGAATGGGTGGATCATTTGGTATAAATCCAGAACAAAAAGCTATTGCAATTAAAAATTCTTTATCAAAATTATATGGTCAAGATATAGATGTTCGTATTGGTGCTAATACAGGTCAACTTGAATATTATAATCCAAAAAAAAAACAATATTCTTTAGTAGATAAACCAGGTGTTGATATAGGTGATTTTGGAGATATGGCTGGTGATGCTATGGTTATTATTCCTGATTTAGCTGTTACAGTTTTAACAGCTCCAGTTTTAGGTACAGGTGCTATTCCAGCAGGTGCTGTTGCAGCAGGTGTTGGAGAATATGCAAGATTAAAAATAGGTCAAGTAGCTTACGATATTAATAAAAAAAATCAAGATGGTTCTGAAATAACTGATGGTCAATTATTTAACGAAGCTGCAAAAACTGCTGGAGTGTCATTAGCTTTTGGATATGGTGGATTAGGTGCTGCAAAAATTATTAAAGGAGTAAATAATATTGTTAAAGGTAGAATACAAAGTGATGATTTTGTTGATTTAGTTAATAGTAAAACAGATGCTGAAGATATTTCAAAAGCAATTAATTCTAAATTAGAAGAAGCAAAATTAAATACAAAATTAAGGTTTAAAACATCTCAAGCATTAGATGATCCAGATTTAATGGCTGCACAAGAAGTCTTTGAAAAATCTAACAGACTAGGTTATGTGGGAGATTTTAAAAGAGCTAATACTGCTGAAATGAATGCACTTAATGATTATTTTACTTTATTAAGGTCAGAATTTGATCCTAAAGGATTATATAAAAATCAAAATCAATATGATTTAGGAAATTTAATAAAAGGAGTTATTACAAAAAGAAATGAACCTCAAATTAAATCATTAATTAAACAACAAGAAACAACAGAAAATTTATTAAATCAAACTATTAATGAATTACCTAATGGAACTAAGGTTGCTACAGGTGTAAATGTTAGAGATGCAATAACTAGCACTAGAGAAATATTTAAAAAACAATCAGATTTTGCTTTACAAAAATTAAATCAAGCATCTGGTGGAATACAAATAAAAACAGATATTATTAGTGGTGCTTTAAAAACTTTAGAAAAACAAGGAAAAGATAATATTTTTAATTCTGCTGAATCTAGTTTAGCAAAAAGTGTTAAAAATAAAAAAATATTAAAAGGGGAAGTAGATGTTCCAGTTACAACTTTAAGAAATGCTATGTCTTATTTAAATAGACAAATCAGAAAAGGTGAAAAAGGATTAACTACTGAAGATATAGATGTTGGTGCTTTAAAATTTATGGTTGGTGAAATTAATAAACAAGTTCGTAGAGATGCACCAGATTCATTTGTAAATGCTTTTGATATTTTTAATGATGTTTATGCTAAAGGTAAAGCAAAATTAGATAATACTATTATAGCTGATATTATGAAAATTAGAAATAAACAATTAGTTTATGGTGATGAAGCTATATTTAAAACTACTTTTAAAACAGGAAATAATAGCAAAAAAGTTGCAGATGATTTATATGATGTAATTAAAGATTATCCAGATGCTATGTTAGCTTATAAAAATTCTATAAATGATTTTTACAAACAAGAAGTAATTGATAATCTTGGTAAAGCTAATTTAATTAAACATAGAAATTTTTTAAAAAACTATGAAGATAAATTAAAAGTATTTTTTACACCTAAGGAATATAATAAAATTACTAAAATTGGAGGACTTCAAGAAACTGTAAATAACATAGAAAAAACAAGATCAGATTTAATAAAACAATTAAGTAAATCATTTGAAGGTAAACTAGAAAGTTCTACTCCAGGTGAGTTAGTTAATAAAATTTATAAACCAAATAATATTGGTGAAATTAGACAGTTAAAAAATATCTTATCTAAAGATCCTGATATATTTCAAGCATTTCAAACTAATGTAATGAAAGACTTAAATGAAAGAGTTACTGTAAAAAATGGTTCTTTGGGAATGGATATTATAAGTCCTGAAAGATTTAAACAATATGTTTATGGTTCAGGTGGTGAAAAAGGTTACCAATTTGCTATGAAAGAAATATTTGGTAAAGAATTTATGGGTAATATAAAAACTTTAAATGATGCTTTACAAATTACAGCAAGATCAGCTCCTGCTTCTTTACAAAGAGAAGGTGTTTATGGTAATTTCTTTACAGATATAATTAGAGCAAGAGTAGGACAATTTACTCCTACTGGTAGATTGTTAACAGCAGGTAAAAGAATATACACTAGATCATCCAATGCTATACTTAAGAATGCTATTTTAAATCCTGAATCTTTAAAAGATTTAGTAAAATTAAAAACCTTAAAGAAAAGTTCTGCCGAAGCTGCATATATTTTAGGCAAATTAAATGGAATGATTTTTATGGATTATACTCAAGGATAATATTATGCCAAGAAAATCTGCAACAGAAGTAAAGATAGATTTTTTAGTTAAAGAGGTGAAAGAACTCAAAGATGAAACTAAATCTTTAAGAGCAGACATTAACAAGGGAAAGGGTGCTATATGGATATTACTTGCCATATCAGCAGTTGTTACAAGCGGATATAATTACTTTATAAAATAATATCTTGCCATCAGATAAAAAAATAATCTCTGACAGACAAAAGAAAACATCAATTAAAGGTACTGTAGGCGAATATGAATCTATTGCTAATCTAACTAGGCAAGGTTATTTTGTAGCAAAAGCAGTAGATCCTGCTTGTCCATTTGACATTGTAATCGTAGATAGAAATGGTAAAATACAATTAATAGACATAAAAACAAATACCTTTAGAAAACATAAAAAAGGTAAAAGTCTTAAAAATAAACCTAAAGGTTCTTATAGAATATGCAGAAGTCCTACAAAAGAACAAAAAAAATTAGGTATAAAATTAATGATGGTAGATTATGAAAAATAAACCACTTAACATATCAGAATCGGCTGCTGTGCAAATGCCAATGAAAACAGTTGCTAGTTTAATTATTCTAGTAGCTATGGGTGTATTTGCATATACAGAACTAACTTCAAGGTTAGTATCGTTAGAAACTTCAAGAGAATTGTTTGAAAATGATTTGCTTAAAAAATCTGAACAAGTACCTGTAGATCAAGAGCAACATTTTTTATTAGAAGATTTATATAAATCTGTAGAAAAAATGGAAGAAACTCAAGAGATGAATATGACTAATAAAGTTAATATAGAATTTTTAAGAGATCAATTAGAAAAAGCATTAAGTGATATTGAAGATTTAAAAGATAAGGTTAGAGCAAATGGAAAGAGTTACTAGAAAAATAGTTGAGTACATTAGTGATATGGAAAAGAAAGCTAAACAAATGAACTTTATAAAAAATTTAAAAAAAGAAGTAGAAACTGGCAAACATGGTACACAAAAGTATGTCATTAAACAAGGACAAAACAAAGGTAAAGTATTATGATTGAAACAGTTGTGGCTTTACTAATGATAGTAAATAATGAAATTAAAGAACATAGAATACAAGTTTCTATGAGTGATTGTTTAAAAGGTAAAAGAGTAGCTTCAAGATCAATAGATAATAATGTTTCTTATCAATGTATTAAATCAAAAGCAGAATTAGAAGATAATATAGATGGTAGTAAATCAATTAAAAAATTAATATTAGAATAATGGATAAATATATATATAAAATTTTAGGTTTCTTTGATGAATGGTCAGAAAAATTAGATAAAGTATTTTTTCCACCAAAAAAGAAAAGAAAAAAAAAATGTAAAGATTGTCATTGCAACTGCCATTGTAAAGAAGAATTTCATACACATTGGTATGATAACGATTTATGCACTTGTGAAGGGTGTAAACATTAAGGATTTTATGAGGTATAGTTATGGAATATTTGTTAATAAAACTAGAATGTTTATGCAGAAAACTATATGGTCTTGTTTGGAGATGGAGAATAAGATTTACAACAAACCTGGAGAAAAAAAATGTACGAAGAATTAAAGGAAGAAATAAAACTTTGTGAGGGTTATGTTCCAAAGATTTATAAATGTTCAGAAGGATTTGATACTATCTTTTATGGACACAAGATAACACCTGATGATGATTACGAAAGTGATATAGAATATACTAAAGAAGAAGGTGAAAGAGTATTTGAACAAGACTTTAATAGAACACTACAAGCTGCTGAAAGATTAATAGGAGAAAGAAATATTAATTATATTGCTAAAGAAGTAATTGTTAATATGGTCTATCAGATAGGAGAAGGTGGTGTTTCTAAGTTTAAGAATATGTGGAAAGCTCTTGATAGTGAGGACTATGGTGAAGCATCATTCCAAATGCTAGACTCACTTTGGGCTAAACAAACACCAGCTAGAGCAGGTAAGTTGGCTGGAAAAATGAGGAGTGCAAAGTCATAATGTGGTTAAGTATAGCATCTAAATTAGTTCCAGGTATGATTAAAACTGGTATGTCTATTGCTTCCAATAGAAGAAAGACAAAAGAATTAGAATCAGTAGCTGAATTAAAATTGGCTGAACGCATGGCAAATGGTGAAGTAGAATTTAAAAAAGCTGTTATTGATTCACATAGAAATGATTGGAAAGACGAATTTTGTTTAGTGTTAATTTCAATTCCTCTGCTTTTATTAGCTTGGTCTGTGTTTAGTGATGATCCAGATATACAAGCAAAGATAGATATATTTTTTGATAAGTTTGCAAATCTTCCAATGTTTTATCAAGCTCTTGTAGTCGGTGCATTTT